AGCACTCGGTTGCTCGCGTTTTTGAAGAACATCGAGACGCGGAACCAACTCGTAGATGCGATCAATACCGTCACCGAGGAGGTCGAGAGGGTTGAGAACATCGAGGCGAGGAAATCGCTCGATAAGACCGTGGCCCGCGCTGGCAAATCGACACTTCTGCCCGAGTTCGCCAGTCGAGTCGAGACGATTATCGGAAACCTGACCACCAAGAGATTGTCGAAGAAGAAGCGGGAGACGCTTGAGTCGGTGCGGGTGTTTCTGGATAAGGAGCTGGGACTAATCGAGGATGGCCAAGAGTCTTCGCTCGCCCCGGCGATCCGCGAGGCGTTGGCGATGCGGGTCGAAGAACTGGAAAAGACGCCGACCATGGATCTGCCGACCGACATGCTGCAACTGATAGACGACTCTCTCCGTCACATCCTGCACGTCGCTGACCGGACGAAAAAGCTCAAGACGGTTTCCGACCGCAACATTCTACTTCGCCGCGCCGGCGAGATTACCAGGGAAATCTCCGATACCCTGCGACACCCACCCGTCGATCGCTTTAATTCTCAGGTTCCGAGATTGAGGTCACTGTTCAATCTGTTCACTCGCGAAGGTCTATTAAAGCTCGAAACGTATACGGAGTGGATTTCGGGCGGGGAGGAGACCGCGACGTGGGCATACTTTTACGACGCCATCAACAGAGCGAACGGGTTGAAGTTGCGAGATCATCAGAACGCGATCGAAGCGTTGAAGGAGGCAATCACCAACGCCAACATCGAGGTCGGCGGCGCCGACCTAGCGGCGATGTCCTCTGGACTGTCGAGGACTTACGGTCTAGTCGGCGCGATGCTCTCTGGCGACCCTGATGTCTACTCGACTACGACTAGGGCGACGCCGATCACGATCAATCTGTCCGGCAACCAGACGCTGACAGGCACCAGCGCCGAGTGGATGTCGCTGCTCGCGAGGTTCATGGACCCGAAGCAGCGGTTGACGATGTCCAACTCAAAGGGGGCGCCGATCCGATTCAAGCGGATGCCCGCGGGGGTGACGTTAAAGTTGGCCGAGAATGATATGCAGAAGATCGAGGAGCATTTCAAGGATTCAGCAGAGGCAAAGATCGTCGGGGAGATGATGGAGTTCATCAATACCACGCTACGGGATTCGATGCGGGCATGGAGCGAGGGCGCGCATGGCATGGATATCACCGCTTCTCACACCTACTACCCGATGCGGCGGGAGGTGACCCGCGAGGCAGAGGGGTTGACATCGAACAAGTTCGGGCAGCAGACGCTCAAGTCCCTATCGATCGGGAAACTTCGCCGGGGCGGAAGTCAACCGATCATCGTCGGGGACTTCTTCTCCGAGTTCAACGACTTGGCGTGGGGCACTTACTCCCTGCTGCACGTTGATCCCGCCGTCACCAACGCCCAGCGATTGCTTCGCAACAAGGATGTTTCCGATGTGATGAAGAACACGCGGGGCGAGGTGGCGATTAAAAAGCTGGACAGTTACTACGACGAGATGGCGCGGGAGGCGGTCGGCGCCCCGGACCTCAACGGCGAAGTCGCCGGCGTAACCAAGGATATCATCAACAAAATCACAAGGGGTGTATTGGGACTCAACCCCCGCGTGGCGACGTTCCAGATCGTGTCCATGCTTTTGGCAAGCACCGAGATCGAGGCCCACTATCTGGTTCAGGCGCTCCCTGTGTTCTTTGATCATTCCGCTAACGCTCGGATGTCTCCGTCCCTGCGGGCCAGGACCGAACAAACCGCATCCGGACTCGCCAACGAGTTTGGAGGTCAGCAGCGCGAGTTCCTGGGAATCAAACCGAAACACGAGTGGTTCATGGCGATGATCGGGTACATGGACAGCGCCGCCATTCGGGTAATCTGGCGAGCGGCGGAACTGAAGGTTCAGGCGACGGAGTCATTGCCCAACGAGGGGAGCGAGGGTTACGAGGCGACAGTGGGGGAGGTCGCGGACCGCATCGTGCGGCGGACGCAACCGATGTTCGACACGCTAAACATATCTGGGACCGGACTTGAGGCGAGACACAATCCCATGGTCAGGGCGATCACGATGTTCTTCTCGCAACGAAACCAGAACATCAACATCGTGGCACGCGCCCTCATGCGGGGGATACGCGAACCGACCGCCGGCAATATGGCGAAGCAGTCATACGCACTGTCGATGGTCGCCTTGTCGGGATTGAGCATCGTCGCGATCCGCTCGCTATGGCACTTGGCGACGCACGGGTTTGACGACGACGAGGACGTGGAGTGGTACGAACAGTTCTCCGCCGAGTTCATTTCCGCAACTATCGGGAACATATACTTTGGCGATATATTTTCCTACGCCATCAACTCGATTCTGTTCCCCGACGTGAAGACCTATCCGCCCGAGCTATCTCCAATTCCTGGGACGTTCATGGACCTTTTCAACGGGGGGATCAAGATGGCGAAGAACGCCGACGTGACTGACCCCGAGTTCCTGGACGGATTCGAGCGGATCGCCATGGCGACTGCGACCCTAGCGGGCTACCCCGTTACGCCATGGAGGGAGGTAAAAGCTCTCAGTGGATTGATCTGGAAAGACGATGACAATCGGAAATACCATATAAGATACTAGCAAGGACGCACCCATGACTGTTTCAGTCAAACCATCATTCAAGTCCTATTCCGGCGACGGTAGCATCACCGCGTTCAGCACGGTCTTTGAGTTTGAGGACTCGACGGACCTCGTCGTGCTACTCCAGACGGGGACCGCCACTCCGGTGACGCAGACGATCACCACGCACTACACCGTTGCAGGCGGGGCAGGATCGACGGGGACCGTCACATTCGTGACCGCGCCGCCGGCGACGGATACGGTGTGGATCTTCCGCTGGAGACCGATGACCCAGGCGACGGACTACACCACCAACGATTCGTTCCCCGCGGACTCCCACGAGGACGCGATCGACAAACTCTGCGAGCAGGTCCAGCAGGTCGCTGACCGCACGGGCGGGACGGAGTTCGATTTCGACGCGACCCAGGCCACGCTCGATAGTTCAGCGATCATCGGCGGTCTACGCATCACCGGCGGCACCAGCGCCCAACTCATCACGCTGCTCCAGTTCGGGGCAACGGTCACCGAGGGTATGAGGGTGATGGTCCTCGAGGAGACCGTCACGGGACTCGCCGCGGTATCGACGGACTTGTCGAACGACGTGCCTTCCGGCGCCGTCATCATCGGCGTCCAGGCGAACATCGAAGTCCTCGTAGTCGCCGGCGGCACGAGCGTGAAGGTGGGCATCGGCCCGACCGCTGACCCGGACAAGTATGCGATCACCGGCGACCTGCTGCTCAATACGAAGGCGGACGGGATCCCGGATTGGGCGGTATTGAGCAGTGCCGAGGACGTGCAGATCAATATGTGCGCGACTGGCGGTGGCATCGGTGACACTGTGGCGACCGCCGGAAGCGTGCGTGTACGCATATACTACCTCGACCTGAACAGTCTCGACAACGCATGACGAAAGGGACCAACATGACGCCGATACGAATCCTGCTGTTTTCGCTGTGCCTCCTGATCCCCGCCTGCGCGAACATGGGGGGTCAACTGCAAGAGAAGCTGGATAGAATCACCGCCGAGTTGTCCGCGACACAAGTGAAGCTCGGGCAGGTCGATGCCAGACCGGAGGTCAAGGAGCTGGTCAGCGGACTCGAGCATACGCTCACCGGGCTATCGGGCACGATCAACGCCATCAAGTCCGAGACGGATAAGGTGGACGGGATCAAGGAGAAGATCGGGGCGGGACTCCAGGTCGCCGGTGACCTCGTGCCCGGACCTTACGGGTCACTCGCCAAGATGATCGGTGGCATTCTCGTGGGGGCGGGCGCTCACACTCTGGTCAACAGCAGGGGCAAGGAAAAGTCCTTCAACGCGGGAATGAAGAAGATGGCGCGAATCATCACACCCAATGGCAACGGAGGTGCAGCATGAGGATGTGCAGCATGATATGGTTGAAAGGTCTGGGATGGTCGGAATGGGCACTTGTGTCAGTTGCCCTGATCGCAATCGTTATATTTATCTGGTGGTTATTCTCGGGATAAATACTCGTGGACGGGTCCACTATCCAGCAGTTCGTGCAACTGATCATCACCCTGGTGGTGGTCATAGTGGGAGGTGTTTGGGTGGTGGCCAGCATTCGCACGACCACGTCGGTCCTGGCATCGAAAATCGGAGACCTATCGAAGGCGATCGACAAGATGCAGGTCGCGATTCACGCGATGAGTGACGACCACAATAATCTCTCGGAGAGAGTCACTCGTCTGGAGGTTCGGGTGGATCAGTTCGACCATCATCATCAGCAGCAGCATCATCATCATCAGCAGCAGCAGCAGCAGCATTAGCAGCAGCATCATCAGCAGTATCATCATCATCATCAGCAGCATCATCAGCATCATCAGCGGTCTGCATCACGCGCCAATGCAGAAACGTGACGCCGAGTCCCAACGCCTGCCACATATGACTCTTGAACCCGTAGAGCGGGCCTTGCGACGCTTTGCGCCCGACCGCGACATCCTTGGTGCCGCCGAACATCATAATCAGGTGACCCCTCACGTCCGCATCGGTCGAGCGAGCGTGGCCGCAAATGTGAACCTTGACATCACGGCGATCGATCAGGTACACGCCCCCGCTCCACGCCTGGGCGAACCGGCCCGACCAGAACACCGTGTCGAACACCTCCTGGCCCACACGCTGGCCCATGCCCTGCATCCGTTCGATCACCATGTCGCAGCACACCCCGCCTCGGTTACAGATCGCCCTGTTCGATTCCGACAGGAAACTCAGTAGCGTATCGTTTTCAAAGATGGCGTTCGGACACCCCTCGGCGGGCGTACCGTCTGGCAGCAGAGTCACCAGGGCGGACTCGCTGGTCCCCGGATCAATCGCCAGGATCGGTAGACTCTGCGTCTCGTCGAGGTTCGATTCTGTCAGGGTGGTCGATTGGAAGCTCATTGAGGTGCCCGTATTTCGTGAGATGCTCCCGAGGGGTCAGACCTGAGTCCCCCCGCGTACCCTCGATCACCCCTTCGCTTGCCGCCGCCGGCGGCGGAGCAGGTTTCACCTTCGGCGGTCGCCCCCTGCGCTTCTTCTTCTTCACCGGAGTTACCGGATTGATTTCCGGGTCCTGCTGCGTCGCATCCCACGATGCTTGATGGCCCGGGCGGACCATCTGCGTCTGCCCGTCCCGTTTCGACGGGCAGTGCCATTCACCGTCGATCACCTCCGCCCCGATCTTCGCGATCACATCATGCACACTCAGCAGGTGAGCGACCAACATCCGACCCCTCGCCTCGGACGAGGCGACGAGGTAGGCGATCGCGTCGTGCAGCGCGTCCGCGTCACCCGGACATGGCGTGACGGGGTCCTTCCATGGCGTCGGAAACTTGAATCTCTGGCTCATAGTCATCTCCAATCTGCACACCCAGTTTCAGCAGCAGGGCGTGGATGGCGGGGTCCAGAATATCATCAGGATAGAGTTGCTGGCGGCAATACTCAACTGCCGAGGATCTCTTCGACTCAGCGTTCCACCGCATGGTCAGCAGGTCCTCGAGCTTCATCTCCGCCGCGTTGCGTCTCCGCTCTGCGACCTTCGATTTGTCCTCGGGCGTGGGTTCCGCTCGATAGCCCCAATCCACGTCGTCGTCGTCGTACCTCTGGGCGTTGAACCACGTCGCCGGGTGCGGGATGAACTGCCGCTTCTCCCTGTCACCGATTCGCTCGCGGACGTAGGGGGACTGAGCGTAGCGGGCGGTTCGCTCCTCGAGGAACATCGCCGCCTCCTGCGGCGTTTTGTTTCGGGACCGGGCAATGAACCCGATCGCTTTCGAGATCGCTTTCATCCCCGCGTACCTCGCACAATGGCGAGGGTACGCGAGGTAGACTGACTCGGGGTCGGGGATCGGCGGGTTATTCGGTGCCAGTTTCAGGGTCATTGTTCGCTCCTGGTTTGTATATGCCCGCCGAGAACCGAGGGGCGGGTTTGGGTTTGTTCGTGCCATACGCGACCCCCTCCTCCTCCAGGATGATGTCGCCGTGAACGCGAACGTGAGCGTCGAGTTTTTTCTTCATGCCATCGACATTTTTCTTCGATACCATGTACTTTTTGACGAGGTCGGGAATGTCGTCCGCGTCCGCGCCGACCCACCGGCAGTCACCCGAGACCGGGCAGATCCGGCACTTCTCGATACTGGGCCATGCCTCGGGATCTGCGCCTTCGCGAACGCCCAGATAACTGTTGCACGCCTGGTGGAGGCGATCGCCCCATCCGTCCATGTGACGGCGTTCCATGGTCACGGGCAGTGTCATGGCCTTGTGGCGGACGGAATGGACGACGACGTGGAGTTGCTCGAGGTCTGGGTAGAGTGCCATGACGACGAACGGGTAGAAGGTTCCGAACTGGAACGAGTTGCGTACATCGGTCGCGGTCCAGTGCTTCCACCCCCCTTTCCAATCGTGCAGCTCTGCGTCTCGTTTCGACGCACCCGAGAGCAGCAGGTCCACCTCGCAGGTGAGGATCACCCCGCCATCGACATCGCTCGCGGGCGTGAACTGCGTCGCGCACTGCCCGCTGCGATCCATCTTGCCCCCGTCGTACCGAAGAATGTCGTCGGGATGGCGACCCTCGCCGGCGGGAGTCCTGCACAGGAATCGACAGAAGTCATAGGCGTATCCCTTCAGCGCCGGCGCGACGGTGGGTTGAACATCGGGCCGGCACTTCAGTGCCTCGACGTGCATATAGTCACGCAACGTGTCCTCCGGCATACCCTTGTCCTGGCGGAGGCGCATGACCTCCCCCATGACCCGGTGAATCTCGCTCCCTGCGTTGGCGATGTCTCCGACGATCTGCTCGCCCTTCTCTTCGATCATCGCCGCCTGTTGCGGGCAATTGGCCCATCGCTCGAGCGTCGAGCGATCTATGACTACAGGGGGTTCTCGGTCGCCTCCGTCGAGCATATCGTTGAGCGTGGGTAGTTTCATGGATTTCATACTTTCACTCCTTGAAGTTTGTCCTGCGCCATCAGCACAAGATCGATAGACCAATTCTCCGGTTTCGCAAGGTCATCCTTCGACTCCGTCGCGCTGGCGACCCACTTCTGGAACCCCTGCTTGTCGCTCGCTCCCCCGTTGAGCGATTCACGCCAACGGGCGTAGAGCGCGACGATCATCGCCTGAAGGTCGGGTGCCTCCGCCGTCCGGCGATCTCGCTCCGCGACGATTGGTTGCGACCGATCCCTGCCCGGTTCGGGCCGCGCTTGCGGAAGGTCTTCTAGATCTTGGGTGAACAGGTCCGAAAGGCGAAACACGTTGATCACGGCGTCCACCAGCGCGCGCTTTTGGGACATCTTCATCGCGCCGTTCTCCTTCATGCCCTTCTCTCCCACCACAAACACACCTCTGCCCATGCCCGTCTCCGCACCGTCGCTCGTGAAGAGGCGGCATCGGGTGACGAACTGGCCGGCCTTGGCACCGAGTTGGTTCCACGCTTCGATGTCCGCCTCGTACTCGACGCGCAACTGCGCGAGGTCGATCGCCAACTCGGCACCCGCCTTGTACAGCGATGGTTTCGAAATCCACTGAAGCGGGTCCACGTTGCGCGGTTCGCACCCCGGCGGGAATCCGAAGTGGAACCCCTGCTTGAAATGCGACATCAACCACTCCCTGAAGTTCTTGCGGCGTTTGTCGTATTCGGTGAGAAACTGCTGCTGCTGCTCGACGGGCATGAACTGCACGCCCCCGTCGCTGATGACGGGTACGCCGCCCTCCTTCGTGACACTCGTATTGACGACAGTCATAGATTCGCTCCTTTCGGGGTTAAAAATGTAAATAGCCCGCCGGCGGATTTTCACCGCCGAACGGGCCGGGAGCGAATACTCGACTTCCCCCGGTTCTTCAACCACCTCCTCTTTCCCATCGACGGAGGTATTACGATGTGATTCTGTTGCACATCGTAGCGGAACTGGGCGTCCAGAACCTGCTGAACCTTCGCTCGCGTCCAGTTCGGGTTCTTCAGGTTGAGCATATCGTTCAACCACGGTCTCGAGACCCCCGCCATCTTGGCGAGGCGGACTTGGGACACCCCCCTGACCCGCAACCAATCGAAGATCACCGATTGGTAGTCGGGGATTTCGTATAAAAGGATCTCGTAACCCATGGCCCAACTGTAAACTGTTGATTACAGTCTGTCAAGGGGGTAAAATAAAAATATGCCACGAGCGATCAAAGAGCGGATAGGGGGCAATCAGAACACCCGCGCCCTCCAGAGGATGGGGGACACCCCATGGGAGAACACCGAGGCGACCACCGCGGAGTGCGTGTTCGCCCAGTACGTCGCCGCCCAGATGCCTATGATCAAGGCGTTGGAAAACGCCTTCCCCAAACTCCAGGGGCACACCTTCAAGCAAAAGTTCAAGCGGGCGAGGACGCTGATAAACAAACCGCGCGTCAAGCGTGTGCTCGCCCAACTCAGACTCCAATTTGCCGAGTATCTGAAGATGTCGCCGGGCGAGCATCTCGCGAAGCTGATGGAGTTGCGTGACAAGTCGATCGAGGCGGACCAGTTCACCGCGGCGGTGCGGGCGGAAGAGTTGATCGGGCGGACGATGGGGTTCCACCTGATCCAGGTAGTACACCAGCACGAGATGGCAGTTGACGACGCGCGGGAGCAACTCATGCGCCTCGCCAGGGAGCATCCCGAGGTCGCCACCCTCATCCAGGCGCAGCGGCCCCACCTGATCGAGGGTCACGCGGAGGATGTGGAGGGAAAAGTGCTGGCAGAGGACCTAGACGAGGTCTATAATACCGGCAAGACTCAAGATCCAAGTATAAAGGACGAAGACGATGGCAATCGCGACACCTCTCAGTGCCCCGCAAAGGACACCGGGCAACTTCGGGGTAGTGGACACGGCGTTCAACCCGTGGACGATCTACCTGCTGAATAACTCTACCGAGGATGGATACGTCAATACGGGGCACCTCGCGGACTACCCGTCGAACGTGGACCTCTCCTCCGACACGACGGCAAATGCCCTTTCCTTTTACATCCCCCGCGGCATCGGGTTGATTCTCGTGCCGTTCGGTGTGGGGTCTGACGGGCACACGTTCGACATCCAGGTGCGGTACTGGCGCAAGGCTAACGACGGAACGAACACGGGCGTGTACGGTATAGTGGCCTGGGAGGGCACGATCACCCTCGGAACGACGCCGGGCGTAG